TAGATATACAAGAATATTTAAAAGAAGTAGAACAGTATGATTTGTTAATAGGAATACCTTCTGAAAACACAGGAAGAGCTAAAGGAGAGCAGGGTATTAATAATGCAGAATTGGCATATATACATACTCACGGTGTAGATAAAAAGGAAGTACGTCAAGAAATTCAGAAGCAAATAGACAATGGTATGAATTTTAATGATGCAAGAAAAAAAGCACATCAAATGTTTATTATGTCGCATGGTTCACCTGCTTATCGTATACCGCCACGTCCAATTATTGAGCCTGCAATTGAAGCGAATAGTGAAAAAATAAATGAGAAGTTATTAAAAAGTTTAAAATCATTTTTAAATTTTGATTTAGAACAAGGTGTAAATGAACTCAAGAAAACTGGCATGTTTGCGCAAAATAAAGTTAGATCATGGTTTACTGATTCACGAAATGGATGGCCGCCTAATTCACCTTTAACCATAAAAGCAAAAAAAGGAAAAGATAGACCGTTGATTGATACAGGTGAATTGAGAAAATCTATAACATATGTTGTAAAAAAGAAAAATGGAAGGTAAATATGTCTAAGGTTTGGTTAAATCTTGCTGATATTGTTGCAAGTCCGGAGTTTACACAGCAGATAATTATTAAAAGACATTTTAACGGAAGATATGTAAATGGTAGATTTGAGCAGGATGAAAAAGAGATAAAAATAAATGCTGTTGTTTCTGCATCGGATGAAAAAACTTTAAGCATGGTTCCAGAGGGTGATAGAAACGAAACAATAAAATCTGTACATAGTTTGGAAAAAATTTATATGACGAGTTCAGAGGTTTCAAAAGGTGAAAATAGGACTTCTGATATTATAATTTATAATGGGGATGAATATAAAGTTATAGCTGTAATGGACGCAGATGATTACGGTTTTACAAAAGCGGTAATATCAAAAATAGGAGCGTCATAAAATGTCAGAAATTATAAAATATACAGAATTACAAGATATATTTGTAAATTTAACCGCACTTTTGAGAGATATTGATTTAAAAAATGAAAATGAATCAGATCTTGTACGTTTGGCATATCAATTAAATTCAGCACCTTTTCAAGAAATAAGACAAGGGGTGTCGTATGTTTGGATAAATTATGCCGATAATGATACGAATAAACAGATAAATGAAGAAATAAGAGAAGTTTCAGAAGACGAAATAACAATAAAAAGGTCGCAATTAAGACAAATAGATGTTCACTGGATTTTTTACGGAGATGAAAGTGTGCAAGATATTTCTTATGAATTTAGAAATATGCTTTATAGTTATAAAGCTAAAAGTTTTTTAGATAAATATGATATTAAATTGATTGTAGATGTTCCTGAGGCTGTTTTATTATATGAACAATTAAATAATCAATGGTGGGCAAGGGTTGAATTGATAGTAAGTTACTATTTAGAATCAGCGTTAATTGAAGAGATACCATTGATAGATGTTGTTAATATTGATTTAATAACAGAAAAGGAAAGTTTAAATAGAGAAGTTATAGTTAAAGAAAAATGAAGGAGGTTAAATAAGTGGCAAATATAACTTTAAACGATATAATTGATATTAGTGTTACATTAAGTCCGGTAGTGTCATATAGAAAGACATTAAATTCTGCTTTATTTATTACAGATTCTGAAAAAATAACAAAAGAAGACAGAGTAAAAGAAATTGATAGTTTAGATTCTTTGGTTGAGTTAGGATTTGAAACTACTTCACCAGAATATCTTGCTATTAATTTATATTTTTCACAGTCACCTTCACCTGAAAAAGCTTTTTTAGGTGTAAAAGAAACAGATGAACAGTTTGCTAATGTTATTTCAGAATGTAGAAATCTTAATTTTGAGTGGTATGCTTTAATTATATTGGATTCTGTTGTAAATAAAATGGAAGTTACTGATATTAAAGCTGTAGCTTCTTATATTGAAACGGCTTCTCCAGAATCAGTTTTTTGTTTAAATTTTGATAAAAATTTTGA